TTCATAAACTTATATAAAAATTATGTCATTTCAGACATAAGTAAAATTTCCATACAAATACCGCAAAAAGTAATCAAGGATGGCCCACCATGCCTTCAGCAATTATGCACACAAGGATTTCCGGAAGGGACACGAAACAACGGACTGTTTAACATTGGAGTTTATCTAAGAAAGTTTGATCCTGACAACTGGAAATCTTTATTGGAGGAGCATAACCGTGATTACATGAACCCTCCGCTTGGCGCACAGGAAGTGGTCATAGTTCAAAAACAGCTGGAGAAAAAATCTTATAACTATAGATGCAAGGAGCCGCCAATCAATGCTTATTGTAACGCCAAGCTGTGCCGAACAAGAAAGCACGGAATAGGCGGGGGAAACGGCCCGCTGGAGATAACAGGCCTGTCCAAATTAAAAACGGAACCTCCTGTATGGTTCCTGCAGGTGGGGCACACAAGACTGGAATTACAAACAGAAGAACTGCAGAACCAACAAAAGTTTCAAAGGATATGCATGAATGTTTTAAACACCATGCCTCCTTTTGAAAAGCAATCATCGTGGACTGATAAGATTGATGCCTTAATGCAAAGCAAGGACATGGTCGAAATCGACGCCTCTGATGACGGCTCTGTCTCCGGTCAGTTTGAGACTTTCCTCCAGGAGTTTTGCACTGGTCGTGCGCAGGCCCTTACACGTGACGATCTTAAGTTTCATAAGCCATGGACGGAGAAGGGAAAAACCTATTTCCGGCTGAACGATCTAATGGATTTTTTGGCGAGGCATAAATTTACTGACTATAACATAGGGCAGGTTATTACTAGACTACGAGACGTTCAAACAAAAAGTTTGAAAGAAGGTGAGAAGCTGGACGATTCAGAGAGGTCCCATAGATGGAATATTAAAAAGAATTTTATTCGTGTATGGTGGGTTCCTGCGTATCAGCAACCGGACTCAAAACATGAAGTGAAAGGAGAAAAAGACGATGACATCCCATTCTAAAAGAAAATTTGGAGAGGTTAGGGAAGATGGATACAGGTTTGTAAGCATCAGATCTAATAGGTTAAAAAAAGACGGTACGTATGCTGAGGATTGGAGGAGTCCAGAATCTTTTGAAAAACATCTGCAAAACGGTAAAAAACAGAAAAAAAGAATTTATGATCTTATTAGTAGGTCAATGAATGAGGAAAAAATGAAGAAGGGATGCGCCCATTGTGGTTACAAAGGAAAGCCAGAGGCGCTGGACCATCATCATCCGGATCCTTCTAATAAAATTATCGCCGTGGCGTCCCATTGGCGGACAAGTTATAAACAATTCGAGAAGATGAAAAAAGAATGGGAAAAGTGCATTGTGTTATGCGCCAATTGCCATCGAATAGAAACAAAAAGGATTTTAAATGCCAACAAATAACATTATATACGGACCACCTGGTACAGGAAAAACACACGCGCTTCTCACCCTGGCGGAAGAGGAGATGGCAAGAGGAGTTCATCCGGACCGCATCGCGTTTGTCACTTTCACGAAGAAAGCGGCTAACGAGGCGAGGGACCGGGCAATGGAAAAATTCAATCTGGAAGAACAGCATCTTCCTTACTTCAGAACGCTGCATTCTTTAGCCTTTCATGAACTAGGCCTATCCAAATCACAGGTCATGTCCAAGAAACATTATAAGGAATTTGCCAGTAAATTTGGGATGAATCTAGGATACATAAGTGAAGGACCTGTCGGCTCAGGAATCATAACAGTTGACAATGAACTTTTAACTGCTGTTAACCAAGCTAGGATGCGCTGCCTCAGCCTACAGGAATATTATAATGAAAAAAACATGGCACATCACTGGCCGCAACTTAAGTGGACCCATGAGGCGTTTGAGAAATATAAAAAAGAAAGGCATCTGATTGATTTTACTGACATGATTGAAAATTACAATGAAGAGGGAATGGTTCCTCCTCTCGACGTTATTTTCGTGGATGAAGCGCAAGATCTGTGCCGGTTGCAATTAAACATGATTGATAAGCTTAAGGAAAATGTTCAAAAGATATACTATGGAGGGGATGATGATCAAGCCATTTACGGATTTGCAGGAGCCGATGCAAATCATTTCATTAACCTGAAAGGAAATAAAAAAGTTCTTAAGCAGTCCTATCGCTGTCCAATTTCTGTTCAGAATTTATCGCAGGAAATTATAGATCGCGTGGAATACCGGCACCCGAAGGAATGGAGGGGAACAAATAAAAAAGGCTTGGTGCGGTACCACAGCGTCCCCGGAAGTGTGGACTTATCCGCAGAAGGAACGTGGCTTATAGAGGCTCGAACACAGTATCTACTTTCCCGTATGGAAACTGATCTTCGTTCTGAAGGAATAGTATACATGAGGAATGAAAAACTGCCTGTCTCTAAAAAATTATTAAACGCCGTTGACTGCTGGGGAAAATTAACTGAAGGGGATGAAATAGACCTGGAGGATGTCAAGAGTATTTATTCCTACATGTCCACGCAGATTGGAATAGAGCATGGCTACAAGCACTTAAAGACAGCTACAGAGGAGAGATATGGAATGGAAGAACTGGTAATGCGCCAAGGATTGATGGGAGAGGTGGCCGCACAACCGTGGGATATCGCTTTTGATAAAGTGGGAAATGATGACAAGGATTTCATCCGCGCCATGCAGGCAAGGAACTATTCACTTACGGATGAACCACGAATACAGCTGAGCACCATTCACGCGTCCAAGGGGGGAGAAGCCGATAATGTAATGCTTCTTACTGATCTCTCAAGAAAAGCTCGGTTGGCGATGCACAGAGATCCGGACAATGAATGCCGAGTGTTCTATGTGGGGGTGACCCGAGCCAAGGAAGCACTACATGTGGTGCAGCCACAGGACTATGGAGGATTCCATATATGAGCGCTCATAAAAAACAAATAGGGGGAGACCATTATAAAAGAATGGCAATCCAGCCTAGTCATTACATTGTCAAGAATAAACTTGGATGGTATGAGGGAAATATTGTCAAGTACATTACTAGACATAGCATCAAAGGAGGGAAGCAAGACGTGGAAAAAGTTATCCACTATGCCGAGCTACTTCTTGAAGATCGATACACTCCTAAGAAGTCTAGGGGTGAAATTATGGGAGAAATAACTAGAAAACACGTTAAAAAACTAGCAAAGGAGACTAAATGAGAAGCCTATTTCCACCAGCAGTAGATTCAGAATGGGTTGCGCCCACCACATTTCCGGACTTATCCACACGTGATCGTGTGACAATCGATCTGGAGACGTGTGATACGGAGCTGATGAAGGCAGGTCCAGGATGGCCAACAAAAAGGGGTTATGTAATTGGAATTGCCATCGCAGCTGATGGTTTTGCAGGATATTATCCTATACAGCATGAAAGTGGTAACATGGATGAAAAGAAAGTTATTGAATATATTAAGTCCATATGTGAAGACGGTTCAATTGAGAAAGTGTTTCATAATGCACAGTATGATATCGGATGGCTCACCACTCTAGGAATAGAAGTTAAAGGAAGAATACATGATACCATGGTTGCCACGGCTCTCATCAATGAGAACAGATTTACCTATACTTTGAATAGTATTGCAGGCGACTATCTAGGAGAATATAAAAACGAGCTTAAGTTAAAGGAGGCGTCAGTAGCTTTCGGGGTAGATCCCAAGAGTGAAATGTACAAGTTACCTTCCCAGTTTGTAGGAGAATATGCAGAGGCAGATGCAAAAATTACCTTAAAATTACATGAAAAATTATCATCGGAAATTACCACGGACAGTCTGCAGACAATCTATGACATGGAGTGCAGGCTGATTAACGTGATTCTTAGCATGACGAAACGAGGGGTGAGGGTGAACATTCCGAAATCGCTGCGCCTTATAGAACAATTCAAGAACAAGGAAAAGAAGCTTGTAAAAAGAATAAATGAATTAACAGGACTTCACGTTGAGATTTGGTCAGCTGCTTCCATTGCCGCTGCCTTTGATTCCGTGAATTTGCCTTACGAAAAGACGGAAAGGACCGAAGCACCCTCCTTCACTAAACTGTTCCTGACAGACCATCCACATGAATTGCCTCAATTAATTACCAAGGCACGAGAGCTTAATAAATTACAGGGAACATTTCTTCATGGAATGTTAAAATACCAGAAAGACGGGAGAATACATGCGCACATTAATCAAATACGCTCGGACAGCGGTGGCGCCATTAGCGGTCGCTTCAGTTATAATCACCCCAATCTACAGCAAGTCCCAAGCAGAGGACAATTTGCCAATAGCATTAGGAAACTTTTCATTCCGGAGATGGGAGAGTACTGGCTTAAAGCGGACTACTCGCAGCAGGAGCCCAGGCTTTTAACTCATTTTGCGAGA